ATAACCCATAATAGATAAGAAGATTGTTTTACAGGGCGGTAGGCTGGATATGCCGCCGCCCTTCATGCTTATAATCATGGCAGTATATAGAGCAAAGAAAAAAGATACACAACCAAAGAAAGACGCTGTAACAGCTCATACTCCTGTATCCAATGAATCAATGGAGCGTTTGGCAAGGATAATGAACGACAGCCCAAGTATTATGAAACTCCACGGTACGGAGTGGTGTATCAAAGGATTAAAGCCCGGTGTTCAATGGCTTATAGCCGAACAAGCGTGCCGGATCGTCAAAGGAGAGAAACTGAGCATGGGAGATGTTATCAAGGAGTTTGCAGTAAATCTACCAGCAGTGGCACATGTAATAACGCTTGCACTTCTCAATGACAAGGACAGGATATTCTCTGATTATGAGAAAAAAGAACTTTCAGATGACTACCACAAAGTCTATGACCTTCTAATGTGGGGGGAATACGACATAAAGGATTGGGCTTTATTGCTCGGTGAAATCCTTAACCTCATAAGCACGGATTTTTTTTTCGAGAGTATCAATGTGATTCAGACCGTGAGGGAGATGACACTGGCGAGGAAGATGAAGAAAACGGAACAAAGCTGATAATATCCCGTACCGAATGGGGGCAGATGATTGATTTTCTGCGCTCCAACACTTGGTGCTCTCGTGAAGAATATTTATGGGAAATGACGGTCGGGCAAGTCCGGTTAAGCTCGTTTGATTTTTCCCATGTAGAATACGGAAATAAGGATAAGAAAAAGAAGAAGGTCAACAAGATAAGTTCGGTTGACGATTTGAAGAATTTGAATGATTTGGGTATGCCCATAATTAATAAAAAAGGATAACGATATGCCAGATAATGAAGCAGGAGCATTCCTCAACATAACACCTGATGTATTAAAGAAGTTGGACAGTTTCGATGAGAAGCTGGAGAAGATAGAGAAACATGCACATACGGCTGCGGATGCGTTGAAGAACGGTTTTGGCAGTGTGGTAGTAGATACAAGAAAATTGGAAAGCGCAATCGCTTCGTTAGCCAGCAAAATAGGCGCGCTGAATACGACAAGTAATTCGGTCGGGAACATAGGCACGGCGGCACAAGGTTCTGCAAGGGGTGTTTCGTCCATGAACGAAAGCCTTACACGTGCTGCATGGTTGCTTAACCAGATAGGAAATATCAGAATAGGTCAAAATTCATTCAGCGGTTGGAACATAGCCGAACTGAAAGAGGGCATTTCTGACATAAAGAAGTTCGTTGAGAACACCAAGACGCTTTCAAAAGCGCAACAGCAACAAGCGGTTGAAGCCATGCGCTACATGAAAATGGAGCTGGACTACCAACGTCAGACAGATGAACAAAGGGCGCAATCGGCTGAAAAGGCGGCACAACGCAAAGAAGCAGCCGACAGACGTGCTTACAAGGCTGGGGCAGACTTGGCAAAAGCGCAAAACTACAAACAGAATACAACCGCACAGGGTGCGCTTGACTTTTCTAAAACAGCAAATACACTTCAACGGCAAATCACGGCAATAGAGTACCTAAAAAAAGCTCGTTTGTCTTTGAATACTACCGATGCGAACTATAAGAGCACGCTTGAACAGATAAACCAAGCCATAGCCAAACATAACCAAGCATTGACGGAAGCAGGAGTCAAATCACAGCAGCTTGCTACACGCCACCGCAACCTAATGGATACGGCTGGGCAATTAAGCCGTCAGCTTGCCTTGGTGTTCTCCGTATCACAGATTGAAGAGTATATCAGTAAGTTGGCAAATGTACGTGGAGAATTTGAATTACAGCAGCGTTCCTTGGAAGCCATTTTACAGAATAAAGCGCAAGCAGACCAGATATTCAACAAGACCGTCCAACTTGCTGTAAAATCGCCATTCCAAATTAAGGAACTGGTTACATTCACAAAACAGCTTGCAGCATACCGTATTGAATCGGATAAGTTATATGACACGACAAAACGACTTGCCGATGTATCCGCTGGTTTAGGTGTTGATATGGGCAGACTTATTCTTGCTTATGGGCAGGTCAAAGCGGCAGCGTATTTGCGTGGTACGGAAGTTCGTCAGTTTACGGAAGCAGGTATCAATTTGTATGGAGAATTGCAACGCTACTTTGAAGAAGTTAAAGGCGAAGCATATACCACTGCCCAAATTGTAGATATGATTTCAAAACGAAAAGTAACTTTTGAGGATATTGAGAACATCTTCAAACGGTTAACTGACAGCGGAGGATTGTTCTACAATATGCAGGAAATCCAAGCCGAAACTTTGCAAGGAAAGATTTCCAACTTGAAGGATAGTATTGATGTGATGCTTAACTCTATCGGTAAGGCTAATGAAGATACGCTAAAAGGCTCAATAGATGCCGTGAAAGTCCTTATTGATAATTGGGAAACGGTCGTTAATGTGGCGAAAGCGTTTGCTCCTATAATTGCATCAATGGCTATTACTGCGTGGAACAACAAGATAAAAAAAACGCACCACCAACTTGGACTTCTTTCTATGGGATTTTTGAAAGCTCGCAATGCAGTAAAGGCGTTCGGTGCTACATTTAAGGCTTCATTACCGCTTATGGCTATTACGGCTGCAATAGGTGTTTTTACGGAATTAATAAAGATACAAGATGAATACAACAAAAGGCAGAAAGAAGCTGAGAACAAATATTACAAAGGAAAAGTAAGAACTTCGGAGATAGAACGTCTTTCTGTAACAATAGACAAAAAAACATCCAAACCGAAAGTCAAGGAAGCGTTGAACGCCCTTGTTAAAGAAATGAATAACGAGGGATTTGCAATAGAGATAAAGGCAAATATATCAGAGAATGAAGCAAGAGAACAATATGATAAGTTGTTGCAACAGCATAAGCAATATCTTGATGATATGCTTGTGCTAGATTATAAATACAATACTGACAAGAAAAGCAATTCTATGTTTTGGGAAACCGATGCGGACGAAGCAAACACAAGATTAACAGAATCTTATCAGAGAGCATTAGCGACAATAACCCAGATACGGACAGAATTGGCAAAAGTAGCAGATAAAGGAACTGGATTTATTGCACAAGAAGAGCTTAAAGAATTGGAACTAGGCGTAACAGAATCAGGTTCTTTGGAAGCTATACAAGATTATTATACAAAGCTATTGGATTTTTTAGAGTCAATACAAAAAACATATATTAGTACATCATCTTCGTCTTTTGGAATTGTTTCTTCCACTACAACAACCACTTTTGCTGGAATCAGAAGTAATATACTTGAAAATGTTAATGCAATAAAGAACAGCCTTGATTCTTCCAAAAATGAAATGACAAAGAAGATCCGTTCTTTTTTTGATAATGTTTTCAATTTTAAGAACTATGACAATGATGTGAAAGCCGCAATGGTAAACAACTATGCAATATCGCATGATTGGTCACAAGATTTTGTTCAACAAATTACAGCTCCTATTTATGATATAGACTTTACCAATAAAGGAAAAACAGACAATAATACCGGGAAAGACACTGACACGAAGCTACAACGTGACATATTAGCAGAACGCATTTCCCTTATTAAAGAGCTTAACAAGGAATACGAGAAGCTGAATAAGGTAATGGGCAGCGATAAGGCAGCTAAGACAGTCATGGAACGCTACGCATCCCAATTGAAAGATGTTCAGATGCCTAAAAATATCATAGGGGAAGCATTCTTGCCTAATAAGGAAAATACGGCAAAGGCTTTGCAGGAACTTGCAAAGATTATTACTGACTTTAGGAAGAGGATTGGGGCAGAAAAAGATGCTAATGTCTTGTTTGACGAAAAGGATGCAGATGATTTTAAAAAGCAGCTAGACAAAACTAAAGATAACATTGAATCCATGTTCAACGGATTGGATTTGTATAACAAAATGAAGAAAGAAGGCTTTTCTGATGAGATGATTAAATCATTATTTGGTGACTTAACTACTACAGAAAGCGAGATACAAGCAGAAATAGAAAAACTGGCTGGCAAAGAAGGGGAATTGTGGGAAAAAGCATACGATGATCTGAATAAGAAACTGAAATCTAAGCAAGATGAAATGTTCAAAAACCGTATAGAGCAATACGCGCAATTCATTAATGACTTCAACAACCAGATAGAGAACAAGCAGGAGGAATTTGCCGATTATATGAAAATTGCACGTGACATGCTGAATAAAACAGGTGATGTTAAAGCATTCACAGACCAAGTAGGAAATATTATAGCCAAATACAATCAAGATATCGCTAAAATTGAAACAGAAAAATTCAAGAAGAGTGGAACATATATCGAGATGATGGGCGAATTATCCATAAAGTCAGCAGACGAATTACAAGCTCTGATAGAGAAACTGGAAGATTTTATTGCAAAATCCGCAAGCAACATCCCAGCAGATACATTAAAAATATACATAAACAGACTTAACGAAGCAAACGAGCAACTTGACAAGGTAAAAAATCCTTTCGGTAAATCCTTCATAAAAGGAATTAAGGAAATAACTGAACTTCAAAATAAATATAATGCAGAAAAAAGTTATCAAAATGAACTTTTACAAAAGCAGGTAGAGCTGGAAAATGAATTGAGGGATATCGAATCAAAACGTGATATTGCAAAAGCAAATGGAGATGATACTACTAATTTTGAAAATCAAATAGTAGATATTCAGAACCTGATAAAGGACAATGATAATTCTATTGCAAATTCATCCGCCAAACTGCAAGGTATGTCAACTCAAATGGGTAAAATGACACAGGGGGCTGGTGCTGTAATAGGAATTATTGATAAGATTGTAAAAGGTATTGACGATTCTATCCAGGCGACAGCAGACTTGTTTAATGAAATAAAGGATATAGCAAGCAGCTATGGAGTTGATACAGAATCTGGAGGATGGCAAGATCTAAGTATCGCTATGAG